AATGGGCGCAATAGGTAGAATTGGTGGTAGTATTGGTAGAATGTTATTTGGTGCAGGAGAAACTGCTGTTGGAGCTGCAGGTGCAGGAACAGCGGTTGCAGGTGGTGTTGCTGTAGGAGGTGCAGCTGCAACTGTTGCTGCTACAGGCGTTGCTAAAACAGAAGAAGGTAAGAAATTAGCAAATCAAGTAAATGAAGAAACCCAACAAACTGGTTTTAGTATGACTGGTGCAATGGATGGCGATCTTGCAATGGGCACATTACTTGCAAATCCTGAAACTATAAAACCTTTGTCTGATAAAAAAGGTTTACCTAAACCTAAACAAAATGTTGATTTAAATAAATTAAGTGTTGATAATATGAGTGGTAAAGAAGCAGGAGATAATAATAATGTTGTTCTTGCACCTAATAACGTGGTCAATAATACTAATCAATCTACTGTGATGGGTATGCCACCTATAAATCAAGATCGTTCTTTTATTAATTTAAATGCACCTGCTATAGCAATTTAAATATGGTGGCCATTTCTGGCCACCATTAAAGTACTAGTAGAGAGAGATTCTACTCGTCATCTGCCAATTTACTAAAGTAAGACAACGTATCGTCATCATCACTAGCAGATTGAGTAGTGGTTTTACCATTACTTTTTACTGAACCATTTGTTTTTGCCTTAGAGAGATCAGCACTTTCAACTGTTTCGGTATTTCTAGTTCCCGTAATTACCCTATTCAGTTTCTCTTTGAGTTCATCATAGGTCTTAAAATTACTAGGGGCCAAGAAAGGCGTTAGAGGGTACTGTTTAGACCAAATTGCTTTGATGCTTTCATCAGTATCAGCAATTGCCTTAACAGGCTCAAATTCAGATTTGTCATAGTTCCAATAACCATCAACTTTTCTAATTTTCAGTTTAAAGTTTGCACCTTTCCAAAAATCAAATGGGTTAATTGGTTGTTCATCTTCAAATGCTGGTTGCATTGCTTCTGTAATCTTATCAAATATCTTTTTACCGAATTTGAATATGAATACTTTACCTTCGTTTGCTGGATAAGCAGGATCACTAACAACTAATATGTTAGAGAAATAAGATAATTTTCTTTTTCTTTTTCTTGCTATTTCTTTATCAGATTCAACACCTGAATTCCATAGTCTAGTATTTTCTTCACTAACAGGATCTTTATGATTAAGAGTTGTTAATGAGTTCTCAATATACCAACCACCTTTATCTTGAAAGGCATGAGACCAAACTCTTACCCATGGCATTTCTTCTTTTTCAGAAGCAGGTAGAAAACGAATAACGGCATAACCACTACCAGTTTTATCTAGTTCAGGTTTCCATATTCTGTCGTCTGTATATTTGTCTTTTGATTTATTAATATCCTCAGGATTGAGGTTAGCTTCTAATGCTTTGGTAAGTTTATCAAAGTTAGAATGACTAGTTTTTAATGTATTAAAGTCCATTGTATTCTCCGTATGTTTGTATTTGTGTTAGCTGTATAATCGCTATCATTATTATTTATATGACTTTTTCTTTTTAGTTGCCCATTCCTTAACAGTCATACCTTTAAGGTTTGGCGTTCTTGCTTTATCTCTTAAATTGATCAATTTACCAATTAAATAATTTAATATTCTGATATACATATTTCAAATATATCACAATTTTAATGTGATGTCAAGTACTATTTAAAAATATCTTTTATTATAATTACCCAGAAAGCAATGAGTAAAATTATAAAACTAACAGTTATTAATGTTCCTATTATCATATTATTTCATTAAATGTAATTCAGGCCAATGATCTATATTAAATGAGTTCTTACTCTTTTCATCTGTCAATGCAGGCATGAATTTAATTGCTGTAGCATCTTCTACTGCTTTTACACTAGTTGAATACTTCAATAAGTCAACAACAGGCAATGCTGTATTGGGGAATATAAATGCAATAGATTCACCTGTATTCTTATCTATAATAACTTTCCATATTTTATCAGGTACACCTACTTTATTATCACCTATTGTTTTACTATTTCTACTGTAAATAGTTCCACTTACAACATAGATGTCCATTCCTTTTAATGACCATTCTCTAATAAAAGTTTCTAATTGTTTCCAAATACCTCTGTTATTGTTTGGTTCTTGTGGCACCATATTAGAAAGAAAAAAACTTTCACTCATAATCTTATCGTTTTGAGTATTATTACCTGCAGGTGCTAAATGACCTCTATCATAAGGGTGGCCTTTATAATCAGATAATAATGATTGATGTTCTTTTTTGATTTCAGGATCTGGTCTAAAATCATCTTGTCTTTTTGCATGACCAGATACAGATTGTTTTGTTACATGTTCAACAACATATTCTGCTGTTCTTGTGTCATATCTATAATGTATTGCATAATTAGTTTTACATAGATACTGGTCATCTGATTTAATGGCACTCACTGGTGCGCCTTTGTAAGCGTGTTGTGGGCATTTGTCGTCTATAGGATTGGCCAACACCACACTTGTTAACAACCATAATGTTATTAATATATTTTTAATCATGTCTTATAATATATCATTATTTTAAAATATTGTCAAGTGTTTTATAATCTATATATGTTAAGTTATTTATTGATTTCCAAACATATAATGGTTTATTCGTTGCTTTATTATTAATACTTTCATTTACTTTATAGAAATTAATGTTAGGGTTTTCTTCAAACAATATCTTCCATTGTAATATCCAATTTTCTGCTGGTGTTGCTGAATGTTCAGATATAACATAATGTTTAGTATTCTTGTATATGTTATTAACAAATGAATTATCACTTATTAAATCATGTCCTATTAGATAAACATTTTTAGGTTTATCTTGTTTAGTTGCAATATAGCCTGAAGTAGGACCAGCGGCCCAACCAATATCTATATTATTAGGCATAATTTCGTTTATATTATGTGCCTTATCATTATCTTTTACCCAACTAACAGCTAGTTGATTTGAATTAATATTCTTTTCTTCTATTCTTTTGTCTTTATGTAAAATTTTTACTAAGCCAGATAAATTGGCACCGTGCATAACAAATTCTTTTTCATCAATTCTTTTATTTTCTGTTTTAACGTGCCATTTGTTTAATTCATCTATATCAATTTTTGATAGGCCTGCATAAACCAAATCTTCATACATAAAATCAGGACATTTAGTCCAATCTCTAAACCATGTTTCATTATCATAACAATAACCACTATGATATATCTCGTGCATAATACCATGATCTACTGATACTAATACATCTGGTACAAAATCTCTATAGATTGCATTACAACCATATACTTTACCATAAGGTTTTAACTTGTTAAGATCAAAACCTTTTCTACTTTCACCATTACCTATTAGAAATACATTAGATGACATGTTTTAGCCAATTGTAAATTGCTATCAGTGCTAATAGTAAAAAATATGATTGTTGAAGTGAACGAGCTTTATCTTTGTCTTGTATTGCAATATATAACCATGTTGATATTGAAAATAAACATATTATCCACCCCAACCACTGCAATGAAATTATAGCACTAGCATGTATAGTAGCAGCTATCATACCAAGTAAACAAGCAATCCATCTAATCATTTTACAAATACTTCTTTCAATATTAATTTCGCTGTCGTTGGATTATATTTAACAAACTGTGTATATTTCTTTATTCTTTTTGAATGTATTGGCCAAACTACTTTTTCAGTAATTTCTTTATCCCAACGTTTACTATATGATAAAATTTCGTTAAATACAACCGCACTTTCGTAAGATATATTTTTTGATAGAACCAATTGAAAAAACCTAGGATGCTGTCCACCAAAAGAGTTAAAACCATCATCAAAAGAAAGGCGCTTAACATTGAAGTCATTAGCAATATACACACAATCACTTCTAAAATGGTATTCAAAAGCGTCATTACGTTTTCTCCAATCAAGGTAAATATCCGTGCCATCATTTCTAGTTAAATCTCCTACCCATTTATTACTATCAGTAAGAAAATTAGAAACAAAAAAGTCCAATATATCATCTTTATTGTATTTGGTTCCAAGCTTGTGAAAAAAATATCTAGCATTGTTTTTAGTAAATGTTTCTAGTTTACAGTTAACTTTCCCTTCATATTTATGATAGTCATAACTATCTGTGGTAAAATGTAGTTTAACTGCCAAATATATTTTATATACATCAAATCCATTTACCATATATCATACCGGCAACTGGCCAGTTTTTGGAAGATAATTTAAGTTTTGTGCTTCTATAGCAATCTTATCTTTTAGAGTCTTTGTTAATAGAGGTGCAACTGTTGAAGGATCTATATCATTTTGTTCACAATATAAAAGTACGGCATCCATGTGAGAGATACCTTTTCTCTCTTTTACTATCTGTTCTATTTGTAAAGAAAATTCTTTTGAGTTCATAATATATTATATCATATATTATGAAAGATGTCAAGTATTATTTAAATAAAGATGTGATTCCTAATAAAACAAAAAGTATTATCATTATTAACATAAATTTAAATGCTATATTTTCTTTACGATCAATTTCAGGTGATGCTTTTAATAATGTAAATTGTGTATTATCTGAACGTATAACACCTATAATTGATAATGCTAATAGTATTAATATAGTTGTAATAATAATTGTTCTTATCATTTATATCTCGTCTTTTCTAACTAATATATCGTGTTTTTCTGTGTAACCAAAACCAAAGTCAATATTCTTATTAATATTCAGTTTATCTTTTAAATAATCTATAAAAGATTGACCTGATAAAAGATGGCCAGGTTTCTTATCAACTTGACCACCTTTTTTAGTATCAGATAACCATTTATTTTCACAAGGGTTATATGGAAACATATTACTTACCGTTCTTTAGATTTGGATAAAATGCTTTTACTGTATTTTGATATACTTCAGCATAAGGTTTTACCCATTCTTGAGCCTTTTGTATGTTCTCTTGCGTTTGTTTAATAACATCACCGTTAGTAACAAATTCATTGAATTGTTTTGCAATTTCAATAATATCTGTTGGTGTAACAGTTGGTGCTTTAAACTCTTGCACTATTTGATCGCCGTCTTTTTTGATTGAGTATTCATACTCTTTTACTTGAGCTTGAAAATTAAAATCAACGATATCTTTCGCTAATCCTAATAAGTCTGATCGGATTTCATATCCGTTTTTTGATGTTGTTGCCATTGTTTTCTCCTTTGTGTGTGTTAATAGCACTTCTATTTATAAGACTAAACACCCTATTGTATCTAGTCTATATAAATTTTTTAATTACTTTTTTACTGGTGCAACTGGCTGCGTAACAGCAGGTTTTACTGGTGTTACATCTACTTTTTTAGAAGGTTTTACTAATGTATAAAATCCTACTATTAAAACAAATAGTGCTACTACAGCAATTGCTATATTTCTATACGTAAACATGTTTATTCCTTTTCTAGTTAATGTATATTATATTATATACTAATTTGATTGATTTGTCAAGCGGCCTACTTCTGTTGCCACGTGTAGGCCAACGCCGTTACCTATTACTAGGCAGCAAGAGCATAACTTTCGTTAGCGTCTATAATTTGATAGAACGATATCAGCGATTTAACTCCAAATAGGTTTACTTAGTAGTCGATTCTAGTTTCCACCCCTTATATTTCATTATATAAATGGTGGAGTGGCAGGGTACCGCCCCCTGGTCCTAACTAATTATTAACTATTTTTCAACGTTAAATTTTGTTTATTATTAAATTGTTTATAAAAATTATCTATAGATTCTATCAACTTCTGTTTATAGTCTGCCGTATTTTTAATAAAAGTTTGAGCAACACCATCTTCACAGGCCAATATGATTACAATCTGTTCAATCTTTTCACCAAACGTTTCTTCATACATCATTGAATAAGCAGTAGTTTGTAAGAAGTAGTTTTCAATCCAACCTTCTTCTCTACTCTTATTGGCAGATTTAAAGTCTATTACTGATAACTTACCGTTGTATTCTGCAACACAATCTACTTGTCCTGCAATAGTAAGTTTTTTACTATACATGATTGATTCTAATAATCTAATATTATCTATTTGATCTACATAAGGTCTAATTAACTTAAAAAGTCCTAATGGTAACACGTCTCTAATAGATGGAGTTTCATTCTGTAAATACTGTTCTACCAATGTGTGCATTGCTTTACCACGTCTAGCCGCTCTACCCATTTCCCAATTAGCAACAGATTCACCAACTTTATCGCGCCATTCTTTTAATGAATCTTTCTTTAATAGTGATAATACAGAAGTTACTGATGGATAAGATTTACCATCTATTTCGTAAAATCGTATACCATCTATATTTTTACCTGCTGTTTTTGGTAATATACTCTTGTTCAAATCTATAAATTTAAATTCTCTAACCATTAATCCTTTACATTACATGTTGCAAAAGAAGCATTTGTAGTTCTTAAATAAGGTTTGTGTGTTTTAAAACCTGGAAACTTTTGATTTGCTTCTTCATTGGTTACTGCTGCCGTTAGTATAACATCTTCACCTTGCACCCAATTAGCTGGTGTTGCAACTTTATGTTTAAATGTTAATTGTAACGAATCAATAACTCTTAAAATTTCATTAAAATTTCTACCTGCACTTGCTGGGTATTCTAACTTCAATTTAATCTTTTTATCTGGCCCAACAATGAATACTGATCTAACTGTCATTGTATCACTAGCATTCTCGTGTATCATATCATAAAGTCTTGATACTTTTTTATCTTCGTCTGCAATTAATGGGTATTCTGGTTTTTGGCCTTGTGTTTCTTGTATGTCATTTAACCATTGTTCGTGATTGCCTATTGCATCAACTGATAGACCTATAACTTTAACATCTCTTTTTACAAATTCAGGTAAAAGTTTTTGTAATGTACCTAGTTCAGTAGTACATACTGGTGTAAAGTTTTTTGGATGTGAGAATAGTATTGCCCAACTATTATTTGTGTAACTATAAAAATCAATCAAACCTTGTGAAGTGTGAGCTACAAAGTTTGGTGCCGTATCATTTATTTTAACCATATCTTAATAATATAACATAATATAGACTAGATGTCAAGTACTATTTTATAGACTTTATTCTATCACTCAATCTCTGTGCTCTTTTACCAACTTGTTTGGCCCATGCACTATTTAACATTTCATTTGATGCTTCTAACCACTTACTTTCGTTAATATATGTTATAAACTTCTTAAAGTTAGATAATCTTGGTCTACCCATATTAAAAATCATGTTAGTTATAACTTGTTGAGCTTCTTCTGGTAGAGTATCAAATTTTGGAAATAATAATTTTGCTTCTGATATCATTTTTAATACGTCTCTAGTAAATACCGCATTTACTCTATCTTCACTAACTTTTGTTCCAACTGGTTTACCAAATTCTTCATCTTCTTTAACTACTAAATGACCAATACCAAATGTATCGTAACCTAAATGGTCTTTATAAATTTCATATTTAACACCTTCATCAATTTTTAATTGTTCTCTTAATTGTACTATGTTCATTTATTATCCTCTAGTTAATTTTAATATTTTTTCTATCTGAGCTTTAATAATTGGACCCCTATTTGGCCAATGTATATATGGTTCATTACTCTTACTTAAATTGTATAAGAAAGGTAATATAATTTTTTCTATATCTTTGAATCTTTGTTGTACATCAACATCAACGTCTTTATTTTTGTTTGCGTTTTCTTCATTTAATATATCCATGATCTCGTTGATCATTAAATTAATTGAAGTTATATCTTTTTTAATATTTGTAATATCTGCACCACTGGTTTCTATAACTTTAGGATCTATAGTAGGTTGTTGTATTGTAGTTGCTGTAGGTGTGGTTTCAAATCCCCAATCATCTTGAGCAAGGTCAAACCCCTTCATGTAATCTGGTATTTTATCGTTTGCCATTCTTTTTTAAATCCTTTTGTCTTT